GGGCGATAAGCAGCAGTACACTAATAAAATATGTGTACTCACTCTCTAGGGGGATAAATGGATAATTTGTTCCCCAGAGACCCACCCACGTTTCAGTGTGACGCCGTAGGGCGTGACTGAGCGCACCAAATGTTGTGGATCGATTTCAGCGATCTTCATGATCGACTGATCCGATGGCCGCGAGGCCATGATCCAGAACATCTTCGCAAGGGCTGCGTCGCCTTCACAGGCGTCGGCTTCCTTCGGAGAAACAGTCACCCAGCACCGATATTCTCGGCGCTGGAGCTCCCTGTTAGTCCGACATGGTGGGCGGAATTTGCTGTGTTCCTCCCAACCAAGTGCAGGACTACCACTTGGCACCCAGGGCAAGGGCCCCAGATGCCTCTCGACCTCTTTCCTCATAGAGGCCGACGTGACGCTGTAACCAGCTTTCGCAAGCTGATTAGCAGTCGCCACCCATGATATAATCCTGGATGCGTCTGTCCGATCTGCTGGACACGTATGCCTAAGGTAAACCGGAGTGACCGATTCCCCAGCATAAGCGTCCACGCCACAAGACTCTCTGAACTTCCCAGTCCAGAAAGACTTATGACGGTTGACCTTAAAACCTAGGGTCTCAAGATCTTCACAAATCGCTGGAGCCTCGCCTGCGGGAACGATTAAATCGTCCCCATAGACGTAGACATCTTTTCGCATCTCTGCGATAAGAGTCCTTGTCGGGAATTTGCCACTTCTGAGGCATCGACTTGCAATGATGCTGATGAAGAATGCAAGTGATTCGACAGGAAAAGTGGCTGCGGACCCCATCGACGCGAACTTCCTAAGGTCTTTCACATGACCATTCGGAAGACGCGCGCGCGACGATCTGCATGCCTCTAACAGTTCCAGGAAGGCCGGAACCGTACGAAACATACCTCGTACGTGCGCCATCCCAACTCGATCCGAAGCTTCCGACATGTCAAGAGTGGCATAAATGCCAGTTCGAGACGCGTCCATAGCTTTGTGCTGGTTAACCTCTTGGCTCACGAAGTTTACGTGGCCGGAGGTAAGTTCGCTCTCTTCAAGAGCGTCTGTCAGCACACCCCGAAGAGCCTGTTGTGCGTACTGCATGCACGCGGGCTCAACGGCGATAACTCTCGGAGTTGTGGCGGTCTTAGGAACGAATACTACCCTCACGGGTTTCTCGTCCCAGGGTTCAACCATGCGAGCGGTCATGTCACCCACATTGTCTGTGGGTGGAGTCGACTGTGCCCGACCGAAGTCGGACCATGTAAACCCCGCCTGTTCGAGGCGACGATGCCAACTCCGAAAAGCCCATCTCGCGTTGCGAGAGAGCCTGTCCTCGGTAGCCCCACGACCGTGCCTAGGTCTCATCGTCCAAAGACGACGACCAGAAAGGCAAAGGTCCGCAACAACAATGTCGGCAACCCGAAGGTAGTACCGAAAAAGTTGCAACGACACCAGATCATGTTCTTCCCGAACTTGGTCATCGCATTCAACGTATGCGTCGGTGGCGGCGCGCTTGCGCTCTTGCGAGCACTCACGCGTTACCTTCTTGCCAAATAGGCACACTTGCCTAATGGCTCGAATACAGTCCACCGAAGGCATCGCCAAAAGTTTCCCTGTACTGTCGAAAATGTTGCGCAGGAATCCCGACATAAAAGCCGGAATTCCTCGGCCCTTCTTCTTTTGGAAAGAAGAGAAAGCCGAAGGAGCAACCGATCCTGAATCGAGACTTCTTTCGAAGTCTCTACAGAATCGTGGTAGAGTGATAGTAATGAAACTATCACCCTCATTTTCGACTCGTGAATGTAACGTGTTTACGTCACGATCCACGGGGGCTCCACACCGCTTGCCAGATTCCTCCAGCAAGCACGCCAAGAGATCTACGAGGCTTTTCATGGGAAGCTCCTTTGCAAGAGCAAACCATCCAAGGTCCTCCGATCGCTTGAGATCAGCCAGCATACCATAGCGCGCGCTTTACCACGCGCATAACCTTGTGTAGATTGCTCTACAGGTACCACCATGCATTTCCTTACGGATGTGAACGCATCGTCTGCGTGCACTGCACTGTTCGGTACCACAACTTCGCCGAGCCCGAGGGCCTGACTCGTTGTTAGGTCTCGCCATTGATCAACTTCAGGATGTTGGCCGAGGTCGCCCACGCAATCAAGGCGTTAGCCAAGTTTTGCGCGTCCGCCGCGGTGTACCCTGCAGTTGGAAAGTCGACGGTGATGCTCGCGGTCATCGACGCCAGAATGTTCTGGGTCGGGATGATCGGGTCGCTCACGGCCGCATCGCGCCGAAGGCGCGCCACCGCACGGTTCCTCTTAGCAAACTGGTGAGACAGGATGAGGTCGTAGACCACACCTGAGTCATTCAGCTTGTATTCGGACTGAGTGTCGGTGGAGCCAATTCTCGCAAGAGATTTGGCTACAGTGGCGTACGTGATCGAGACTGGATCGGAGAACATTTGACCTCCTAACGTAAAGTCTATTTAACTAGGCCTCGGGATATTCCCAAGGCCGCGAGGATACCCAATTGTCGAGCTGAAAGGCTCGGCAGCTGGATATGCAACCCGAAGGGGTTCCAACCTCCATCACGAATCTTCTCCTCTACTTTGTAGAAGGAGTTGAAACTGTGATCTACGCCTGGATACTTGGTCAGTGTTGACCCAGATCCAATGCTTAGACCCGCGCGATATACATGAGCATGGTAGAGCGTCGAGCTCAACGTATGCTTCATGATATAGCTGTTGCGGACTGTGAGGTTTTCGACTGCGCCATCATGAAGGTTGGAGATGCAATCGCCAACATTCGTGAACCAGTCGATGAGCCAGGACCACGGAAGCACATTCCAGAGAAGTTCAGGAGTCGGTTGGACTCCGAACAGAGCTCGGCGTGCTTTTTGAGTCCACCTCGCCGAACCAATATCGGGTATGAAATACCGGAAGTTACCGGTAAACCATACTCTTTCAAGGTTCGTCGTGGTAGTACTGTAGAAGGTCGCCCCGGTCCCAAAGGACCCAGGCGCTCCATTGACATTGGCCCACGGGAATCCGTAAATGGCCTGTGTCTGTCCAGTACTAAACGTCTCAGTGACAGTCGCCTTTCTGCGGATGCTCTTCCCATTCTCTCGAACGAGTTGAGCCATACGCTTATCGACGGTCTTCCAAAGGTCATAAACCTTACGGAGATCGCGAACGAAAGGTTCCCAACCAAACACGACATTCAGGTACTCGGAACCTAAGTTCCTGTACGTGTCAAGTCGTTGCAGAGCTCTCCAAGCTGGATTCGTCGAGCTAGGAGCAATTCTGCCTTTGGCGCCATCGAGAAGGCTTGTGCCGAATCGGCGGGGGCTATAGCCCCTAACGAGTCGACCATTAAGCGGGTTAACCGCTTGTGGGCCATCTCCCTGTAACCATCTCATAAAGGCTTGTTTAGGGCCCTTATTGAAGGAAGACAGGATAGGCAGTGCTGGAAAATCTCGGAGTTCATAAAGAAACTGGCCGAGATCCGCGGCAGGTCTACCTGGCCGCGCTTTCGAGTAGCCTGAGCTATAGTAGGTGTCAACATCTGCTATAGCAACAGCTTTCGATCGCATCCCAGCAGTGGGATTGACCGGACGGGAGAGCGGACACGGGGCGACGCCTAAAACGTCTTGCCCTGGAAACGCAATCCCTGATCGGACATGACCTGGATGGTGGTACAAACCCCAGTGCGCCTGTTCAACAGTCGACTGGAAGAACGGACCACCTCCACTCCACGACCCATTTGCGAGTCGTAGATGTCCCTCAGACGCCAATAACGCACGAACAGTCGAATTCCAGATTGTTTGCGTACTGCCAGGGGCCCCGATGGTAAACGGGGTCTGGAAAATACGGTAAGCTGGTATCGATCGCATGCGCTGGCTCCCTTCGAGGGGAAGTGACCACCCTAAGCAAGTGGTCAAGGTTAAGAGGCACCTATACGGGGTATGCTACTTAGGTCGCCCCCGCATAATGTGGAGCTCTAGGCAGCG